CCAACCCTTGCTGTTACAGCCTGACGCACTTTTCCTACTCGGTAAACAGGGTAAGGACCATGACTGCGTTTGCTTGTTTTAGACTCAACCATTAAACCGCTAAGAGTTTTGTTTGGAAACGCTGCCTTTACTCTGGTAACTAATGGATTGGCTGCATCTTTCAAACCCTTTTCAGTGGCTTTATACATTTCACGATCAATGTAAAGTAACTCCTGCAACACTGGCTTAAATGCTGTTACATCAATTGCAAAAATCAGATCAGCCATGAGATAAATCTAGCGCCCTGCGTGTTGTTGCTTTGCACGCCACTTCACTACCTGCAACATCGTTTCAAGCATTGTCTCATCTTCCATCAATAATTGTGATGGAGTGATGCCAGACTCAATAGCAAGAAACGAAATCAGCCAGTGGGCGCTTCCTTGGCTAAAGGGTTTTCGGCTGCTGGCTCAGCATCATTGTTGATGTTTACTTCATCAATCGTGCCAACCCAATCAGGGTCAAACGGTTTGATCTGTGGGTTGTGTCGCTTCTCTGCATGCCATGCCAACCACGCAAGGTCAGTAAGGCGCAACTCTGTTTCAAACTTTGTAACGCTTCTATTCCATGTGCGTTCAAAGCCAACAAAATCTGCAAAGGTTGCCGTGATATCTTTCACAACCCCATCATTGAAGGTAACTGCCATTTTGATTTTCATGTTTCGCTGCTCTTTTCTAATTGTTCTTACGATGTTGCCTTAGTAATTGTACCACCAGTGAAAGTCACTGAGGTTTGTGCTAACTCGCCAACAGCGCCAGCAACAGGCGTGTGCGCTGCTAAGTAGGTGCCTGTTAAAGTGTATGCAGGATTGGTAGTAGTAGTAGTGCCAGCAACAGGCTTAATAATCACAGTCGTTGTAGTTCCAACTAATGGATACAGCGTTACTTCAACATTCGTTACCGTCAATGCAAAATCTTGATTGAAAGTAATTTCACAAGAGTTGTTCTGCAAACCACCAATGAACTTGTGTGCCGTATCGCCAAACGAAGTTGTTTCTATTGAGTCAATTTCGTAATTCAGCGTCACGCTGTTTGTGCGTGACGATAAATCCTGACCACCTACAGAAATGGAAGCATCTTTAAGAACGAGCACAGCCATCAGACAACCGCCTTGACAATCGTGCCACCAGTGAAAGTCAGCGAAGTAGTTGCAAGTTCACCAACGGCACCAGCAACAGGCGTGTGCGCTGCAAGAAAAGCATTACTGATTGTGTAACTCGGATTGGTTGCACCAACAACAGCAGATGTTGGTTTAATAACAAGAGTGGTAGTTGTTCCAACAAGCGGATAGATCGTTGCTTCAACATTTGCTGCTGCGTAATCTTGGTTGAACATTACTTCAACGCTCAGATTTTGCAAACCGCCCGTGAATATATGCCCACCACTACCCATTGCAGTTGTTTCAACAGAGTCAATTTCATAATTGAGAGTAACGCTCGTGGCACTACTACTTAATGCAATGCTGTTAATTGTGATGCTTGCATCTTTAAGAACTACTACAGCCATTTCAAATCTCCTTGGTTTCTTGTTCTGTCTTTGATGTTTTTGATGTTACTGATTGAATATGCGCACCTTCAATGAGTGCAGCAACATTAAGACCAGACTCATCATCAATGCTCACTATTTCACCTTGTTTGCCAAGTGTGCAATTGTCACTTAAAACTTTGAATTGCGCCATGATGTTTCCTTAAGCGTGAACTGTGAGTTGATATTGGATTTGCAAAAATTGTGCATCTGCTTCAGTAATGCTTGTTACATCTGCTGCAGATGAAACTAGCACGGCTTGTACTACGCCACCTAAGGTTGCATCGGCTTCTAATGCTGCACGAATACTTGATGCACCAGTTGCGCTTAAGTAAGCATCAAGGTTGGCATGGGCTGTTCGGTCTGTGTATCTGCCAACAATCACATTGATGTTCCACTCCATCTGCACATCACCAAGAGCCATTGACCTGTGATAGTTCACCTGTGTGAGTTCAGGGTAAGCAAATGGTGGGTTAAGTTGTTCTGGCTGATAAGCGTAATTACGCAAACCGCTAATAGTTGCAAGGCGTGTTTGGATTGCTTGTGCTACGGCAAGAACTGATGCTGCCATTATGCAATGCCAATAAGTTTATAAGGGTTCAAAAGGTCACGCACATCAGGGTCCACTGCTCTCACCTGATAAGCCATATCAGCAAAGCCAACAACGCCTAGTGCTGCATTAAGGCGTGCAAAGCCTCGCATTGATAAAAGCACGCATGCTTCACGCACATCATCAGGGACAGCATCCCAACCCCAATAGGCAGTTACTTCAACTTGTGGCATGCGTGGCTGCACAGTCAGCGGAAAGGTTTTACCACCAACAGCAACAATGCGACTGTAAGGGTCACCACTTAGAATGACATCTGTTGGCTGCAACTGGTAATCAACATTCTGAGTCCATGTTGTCTCAAAAGTACCATCACCATTGTTATCTGTTTTCACAATAACGGTTGAATTAGCAATGTCTCTAACAGGCACATTGTAATTATCAGAAGCAAACAATTTCACTGCAGTGGAAGCAGTCTTATAAAACCAGCGCCCACAGTAACCATCAATACGCCTAGACGCACCCTCAATGGAGTTTTCTATTAGCGTGTCATCAACATTGTCTGCAAGGCGCAAAGCAGCCTTAACTTCTGCAAGGGTGCAGTAACCATTGGTGATTGCCACTGCTACTGCTTGCCAGCAGAACGCTTAGCAACGGCAGGCTTAGCAGCACGCTCAATCACAGGTTGTGCCGTAGCAGTTTCAACTTCAGGCTTAACGCCCAATAAACGCAAAACTTTATCAACTTCCGCAATGCGTGCAGGAAGTTTGCGCAAGACATAACCTGCACGCTCATTCACTAACGCTTGTATTTGTTTTTCAATCTTGCTCATTTTGTTTCTCCTAAGTGTTGGTTGGCGCAGTCGTCTGGACTGCGCCAACCTCAACTTATATCAATCAGAAGGTTGGTGTGATCAATCCTGTACCGTTGATTTGTGCCCATGCGTTGGCATAACGGGCAGCGGTAAATGCTGAGTAACCATAAACAATCATGGTCACATCAAGTTCAACAGCCTTTGGTTGTTCAAAGCGAAGCATCATCGGCTCACCTGAACCCTGTTCCCACAAGTGCAATTCTTGCGAGTTGCCAATGTAGATGGTGTCCTGATTAGTGCCAGCACCTTCAACGATGCTGATGGTTGCGTCAGTGTAAACAGGCAACCCAAGGATGCTGTAACCACTGTTGCCATACTGTGCAGCGCCATTGCCGTAAGCGTAGGAAGGCTGTCCTGAACTTGATGGCGTTGGAACTGCCAGTGGGCGGTTCTGTCCATCAACTGCAGCCAAGATCATTCCAAGACGGCGAGGATGCATGATGATGACATTTGGTCCTGCAAAGAAAGTGGTTTGCACCTTCTGGATTGCATCAACCAACTTTGGATACAACTCTGCAACAGTCGGTGAAGCATCGGTGTAGGTCACTGTCTGTCCTGCAGATGCAAGAAGTTCAGCAACAACAGCAGTGTTCAAAACCGTGTGATACGACGAGACAAGATCAGCCATAACCAGCGAGTCAATGTTAGTGCCACGCTCAAGAGCCTGACGAGAAACATTCTGCTGACCAGCAAAAGTTTTGACCGTTAAATCCAGTTTGGTGTCATCCATGTTCGTTTCTTGAACAGCAGCGCCTTCAGTTTGCAATGCGGTTCCAGAACCAGTGGTGACTTTGCTAATGCTGAGGGTCAAGCCTTCATTTGGCAACTGATGCTTGCGAGCAAGATCAGCAGTCACACGACCAGCACGGGCGAATGGTGCAGCAAGATCAGTCAAGAATTGCGGAACCATCAAGCCTGCAAATGCTGCTGAGGTTACATCACGACGCTCAATGCGCTCTTCAGCCATGTGGCGTGCAAGACGCTCTGAAGCCATGTAGTCATTGTTGAATTGTGCTGCATAAGCATCACGAATAAATGAGGTTTCTGCCTTTGGCGAGTAGGTGCGTGCTTCAGTCTTGACGACTGCACCACCAATAGCAACCTTGCGCAGTTCTGCTGCCTCTTTGTTGCGCAGTTCCAATTCTTGGTGCTGCTTGATCGTTGCGTCAAGTTCTGCAGCAGAGCGAAGTGAAACGCCAATGGTTACATCTTCTTCTGCAGTCAGATCACGGGCTTCTGCTTCAGCAGCATCAACAATTGATTGTGCATCAGCGAGAAGCGCAGAACGCTTTTCAATTAGTTTTTCTGACATTGACATTAGGTATCTCCTGAGTGAGTGAGTGGTTAAGTAGGTTTGTTTGTTTGTTCGCTCAAGTGAGTTTGTCTAGTGACACAATGTCGGCTAGTGCTCGGCTTGCATTTGGCGCAATTGTATTTGTCGTTTCCGTAGCGCCAACGGACTTACAGCAATAACGGTATCAGTTACCGTGTTGTTTGCGTTGCGTAATTCTGCAACTGTCTGTTCATAGGCAGGGTATGTAACAACGGAAACATCATAGAGGCGCACCTCTTTAAGTTCACGCACTTGCCTATCTTGACTCCACGCATCTTTCACGGTTTGAAAAGCAAAACTCATTTGCGATAAATCACCACGACGCAAAGCAGAAATGATCTTGGCTGCATCAGGGTTGGTTTCATCCAACTCTGCTTCAATGCGCAAACCAATTTCATCTTCAATAAGAGTAAGCGTGCCAGACTTAGTGCGTGCCAACGGCACACCTTCATGGTCAATAAGCAAACGAACATCTGCGCCATCTTTGATGGTCTTGCGGAAAGCGCCACGCCTAACAAACTCTGTCCAAGGCAACGGCTCACTAGGACTGTCAAAGATTGCTGCATACCCAACAAGCGTTTTGCCATCTGTCATTGCACGCAATTCAATGTTTGAATAAGCAATGTTTCTATTGCCGTTCATTGCTACAACCCAAGATGCAGGGATGGTAACTGTTGCCTCAACGCACACTTCTAAATCAGTTACTTCTTCAGCCATATCTTCTTCAACTGGTTCTTCAGTGTTGTAATCATCAACAACTTCACCGCTGCCATCAATGATGATTGCCCTAACATCAGTTGTGTTATCCACTTTGTTATTCTCCATTTGATCAATGATGCCTTGTGCATAATTCATTGTTTTGATTGCGCCACTCTTAGTGCCATTACTGCCCCACAATAGATGAGCAACTACACCAGCAGTCACTTCACCTTCTTTAACATTGTCCAAGTCTGACAGGTGGCGTGCTATCCAAGGCGCAATTTTGCGCCACTTTTCCTCAGTCACTACACCAGAAGCCATCTTGCGTGCATCTTCAACAGTTTGAGAAACGATGCCATCACCTGACAAACCTTGCTCATGTAACTCAAGACCACGCTTGGCATTATCACGCATGTAATTTGGTGGTGATAAATCAACTTTGGCTCTGCTGTTTATAGAAGTTTTGTTTGTGTTTATCTCAATCAGTTCTTGTGTTGTTGCAGTAAGCGTTTCGTTTCTTACTTCACCAATAATTTCTGCGCCAGTGTTGATACCTGCAGCAACCATGTGATCTATTGCGTCTTGTTTGATTATATGGCAGCCAATAGTTTCTTTGCTTCCATCAGGATTGATTTTAACGGTTGCCCATGTTTCGCAATCGCTTTGATTTTGGCTAATACCGAAAGGCATATCAATCAAGATCAGGCGTTAAGACACGCACATTTGTAGTGCCAGTATTAGTGATGCCATAAAGCGTTTCACCTAACGGCAAATATATTTCAATGGTTTGGTTATTAGGCAAATGCAAACCTGTAGATATGGTTACTGCGCTATCACCCATATATGTACTTCCGCTTGTTGAATGTAAATAACAAATACGATTTTGATTGTCAGCACTTATCAACAAAGTTGCTGATGTTGTTATCGTTACAGCATTTGATTTCATTGCGTATCTGCATCCGTGCCTAGTGGCTTATCTTTATCAGGTCCAGCCATTGGTGCACCAGCAAGGTTAAGCACAAACACATCTCCACCAACATAAGGTTCACGGTTTTCAATAAAGCGTGCTTCATTGGGTGTGAGCATGCCTGCTGCAATTTGTCCTTGTGCTGCTCGTACTCGTGTGGACAAATCAGCACGCAAGAACTCATCAGCATTAAAATGGCAAGTTTGACCTGCAGGCAACATTTCGTTAAACACATCTTCTAGCCTGCGCATCCAAGGCAACAAAGTGTGGCGCACAAACATGATGCCTGCGCTTTCAACATTTTGATAAGTTTCGCTACTGCCACCAACAGCGCCTATTAAGTGTTGTGGTATTCGGTAGCAGCGTGCAACCTCACGCACGATCTGTTCTCTGTGCGCCATCGTGTCCATGTCTGTTGCGCTTGTGGTGATGGGTCGCCACTTCAATCCACCTGTGAGCACGGCAGGGCGACGACGCTTGTAATGGGTATCTACCCAAGTGTCACGCAAGATTTCTGCCTGTGACGATGTGAGTTGTTGATCTGTTTCTAGAACGCTTGATGGCGTTGCGCCATCACCATAGAACGCACTAAGGAAAC